CCCTAGGAACCATTGCTGGTTCAACGGATTTCGAATCCGTTTTCTACCCACAATCTACGGGCCATGCAGAAACGAGGCCAGCAACTACGGGGCATTCCCGAATCAAGCATCATGGCCATGAAGCACCATTTGGGGGATTCGCTCCCCCAGAATTCCCCCGCCTCGCCCGTTCTGGGCAACTACACCTTCCCCTTTACTGGCGGTGATCCCGCCAAGAGCTCAGTCTTACGGGCGCTGTCCGAAGTGGTTCCAAACCAGAAGGCCATGACTACGCCCCACGCCGTCGACAGGCTACCAAGCATGAGCAGCAACGCCTGTGAATCAGAAACCTTCAGCCAGTCGAGCATCATCCCTATCAGGATGCCGAAGTAGCCGACGGTGACAATGATCGACAGCGCGGCAGGAACCCACGAACGCTGGGCGATCTGCATTGCACGGGCATCCTTCCTATCGCCAGCGGCTAACGCTTCCAAGTCAGTAACCTGCTTGAACCCCAGCGCCTGCATCTGCAGCGCGAATTCTTGATCAGCCTGCTTCAGGGCCAGCATCTGCTCAGGCGTTGCGCCGGAGATGGCCTGCTTCACTACATCAGTAGTCTTATCGGATAAACCAAGCGCGCTCGCAGCGGCTTCCACAGCCAGGCCGCCAAGCGGGCCTCCAAGCGCCGTTCCAATCCAGGGGGAAACGGTCTTCACTACGGTTTTCCAGTCCATCACGCAGCCCTCAGAACGCTCTTAGCGCGCTCCCAAATTGCTTTACGATCATCCAGCCCATTCAGGCCGCCATTGATACGACGGGTCAGCTTCTCGAAGTCGCCTGAGTCTGCGATATCATTCAGCCCACGATCAGCCCACCACCATGCGGCAGAGGTCACGGCCCACTCCGGCTGCTCTAACAGCTCAGGGCTGGACAGCAGCGGAATTCCAAGTGCCGCGGCAACCTTGCGGTAGTTGTCGCGTCCGGTAATCTGAATCAGCCCGCGCCCCATGAATCTCTTGCCATCGCCAGGCTCTGTGTTCCCCAGATCCTTGCGGCCTTCATACTTCTGCTGCGCAGCAGTTGGCCCCCAAATCTCTCTGACCCATTTCAACTGGCCAGACTCATGCCCGATTTGGGCAAGAAAAGCCGCTTGGCGCGCAGGCGTGGTGATCTGGTACCGCTGCATTGCCCGGTTGAGAGCAGGAACAAAAACGCCAGCTCTCTGGCTGGCGTTGGGGTAGATGCGCAGGAGCTGCGCTTCAGTGAGCGGCATCATGCGCCGCCTGGCATGGTTGGCCATTGAATGTTCTTCGGCCATCCATCCTGCTGCTCTATCCGGTTTAGGGCGACACGAAACTGCTTCAGAGCTTTGAGCTTTGCAGTTTCTTCATCGGTTGCTTCATCCAGGTCAATAGCATCCTGCAGAGGTTCAATTTGCTGTGTTGCCCACTCCATCAATATTGATCGCTGATGCAGCGCAGAGGCTATTAATTGCTCATTAGTTGGAGGCGGCGGAGGCGAAAAACTTCCTTCAGCAAAGGTCCATCCCAAAGCAGGTCTAACTCCATCCGGGACCTCTGCCCACACCAGATCTGGGTGAAACATTTCAGTAATGTCGCCATCTGTCGCGAAAAGTTCGACGACCAAGCCGCCGTCAATGCGGGCATAGTTCTTCATTTATGCGTACTCGTAGACGATGAGAATGCCTGGCTGGCCGGCAATGGAGACATGGGCAGCTGCATTCTGGCTATTTGCACCCGAGCTCCCAGAGCCATAGCCAGACCCTTGCCTAACTCCAGCACCGGTGGGTGACCAGCCCCCAGCGCCGAACATGGAGTCACCGCCAAATCCGGCCATGGCCTGGCCGCCCAGCGTAATTCCGTTCATCCCTGCCTTTCCGCTGCTCATGGAGATGGATCCTCCAGAAGGAGCCGAAGAGTTCCCGCCGTTTCCGCCGCTAACGATATTCCCAGTTGATCCTGCAGAACCTGCGGCTCCGCCAGAACCGCCAGGGGCGGACATTAAGGCCCCGAAGCTGGTTGTGCCTCCTGCATTCCCGTTACCACCAGCACTTGCTGCTGCACCAGCGGCACCAACGGTAATGGCCACCCCAGAGAATCCGCTGAGAAAGCGCCCTTTGGCATACGCACCAGCGCCTCCACCCGCACCTGCTGAAGCTTGGCCAGCCGTTGTAACTTGCGCACCACCACCAGAGCCACCACCGCCAACAAGCTCAACAACCACAAAAGAAGTTCCGCTCGTTGGCGTATAGGTTCCGTTTGATGTAAAGATCTGCACGTTAATCAGCCTACCTGTGCGATCTCTTAGCTGCGCAATAAACGAAGCATGTGTGCGAATATAATCATCGAGCAGGCCAGGACTCTCTGATCCAGCTGGGCTATTGGAGCTAGGCGTCGTGGATAGATCGCTGATAGACGCGGGAACTGGCATAATTTTCTCCCAAACAAAAGCCAGCACTAGGCTGGCTGGAGGCGAGATGGACTACATCGACTTTATGATCGCCAAGGGTGTGATCATCGTCGTGTGTGTTGCAATTTATGGGTTCTGGCTAGGCCTTACTGGGAGGTAAGCGACGGAACCAATAGCGGGAGAACCTTGGAAGAGGCTTTCCCGATGGGCGTCAGCAATCCGCCACTTTGAGAAGGCGGGTTTAGCATGATGCTACGCAAAGCTTGGCTGTTCAGGGCCTTATTCGCGCCTCTGCCGGCTAGCATCGATCCTCCAATCAGTAGTGGGCTCACAGCGCCAGATCCCGCACCGGCTGCACCTAGAGCTCCAAGTACAATACGTTGCGCCGAACCATGCTGCCCTTCCCGCGCTTTCAAAAACTGCGCGCTGATATCAGCCAAGTCCTGTAATTCTGGATTGCCGATGTTCTTCATGTTCGCCAGACGGGCGATTGAAATATCACCATCAGCGCCATTCTGCGCGAGCTTTTGCAGGTCCAGCATCGTTCCATACTGCTGCCGGACCTTGCCGAAAGCTGCAGCTTCTTCGGGCGCCATGGAGCGGTTGAGAGCACCCATCAGGGAGCGCTTCAGCTCATTCGCATACCATGCTTCTGGAGAGTTTCTGTTTCCGATCCGGTCCAGAGTCTTCTTGACGTTGTAGGCAGCCTGCCCATCTATAACGTCTCCAGGAGACTTCTGCATGATCTCGTCAATCTGATTGAGGATCACCCTTGCTTGGCCAGTTTCAAGCTCATTGGTTGCCTGCTGTGCCGCGGTGGACAGGTCATCCATGAACTGACCATCGACAGCAACTTTATTGTTCCGCAGGACATCATCGAACTTCGCGCCGAGATCAGCCTTAGCCTTTCGAAGCGCCATCGTCACATTGTCTGAATCCTGGCCAAACGTGCGAGTTACGGCACGATTAAGCTGGCTCTGCATCTTCTCCATGGTTGATGTACGACCACTGAGCGGCATGTATTCAAGCGAGGCAGCCAGAGCATTCATTGGCTTGCTATTGACGATCCTGTCTGCCGGAACATCAATCCCAAGCTGCTGAGCCTTTTGCGCTAACTGGGCCACCTCTGGCGCCACTTCTCCGCCTCTTAGAGCGCTACCGAGCGCACGCGCACCACTTCCAATGACGGAGGCGGCGCCTGGGATGGCACCACCTATCATTGCGCCAAGACCTGCTTCTTCCGGGTTCACAAGTCCTGCAGAAGCCCCGCCCGTAATAGCTCCGCCTGCAACCCGGGTTGCAAGTGCTGGAAGGCCAGATAGTCCGCCAGCCGCAAAGCCACCGCTCTCAATTGAGGCAATCAGCGGCGCTCCCGCAGCATTGACAAATGGAACGGCGCGGGCTCCGCTAGCAATCAAGGGGCCTGCACCTGCCGTTCCAGCAATTTCGCCGCCGAGCTTCCCTAGCTTGTACTCAAAACTACCCGGGTTGGCGCCAAGCTCTTGCAGGCCAGCATCAATGCCTGCACGCCGCTCCCTGTTCGACTCAAGCGATAGGCCTTTCCCGGCGATAGCATCCTTGGCCATATCATATGGAGCCAGCAGTGTTGCGCCGATAGAGCCTGCACCACGCAGAGCCCCTGCACCGATGTTGCCAGCCGCGTTCTGGATGCCAGAGTTGATATCCATGAGCAGTTGCATTTCGTTGGAAACGCTAGGCTGCTGTGCCTTCAGCGCCGGCGTCTTCGCGGAAGGTTGCGAAGGTTCATCCCACTGCACAGAGCCAGCATCAATCGGCGCGTCGTCCCACCGCACAGAACTGGGATCAATCGGCATAGTCGATACTCCCATCAGAATACTGGACGACTTTGCGACCATTCGAGGTGCCGGTTCGAACTACAGTCTTCTGTTGAGCCTTAGGCTGACTCTGAGACTGCATGCCACCCGTGTATTGCCGCTGTAGTGATTCTATGGTGTCCAGCGCTGCAGCACGCTCTGCGGCAGGGATAGTCGGGTCACCCAATTTGCCGACCATGATCTTGTAATTCTCAACATCACGGTCAGATTGAGGGCCTTCCATGCGCGGCATCATCATCAGCATATTTCCGCCGAGCACGCCTAATTTTGCCGCGGCCTGGGATCCTTTTGTGGAATTCCCGAAGAAGCGATTGGCATTATCGACCTGCGCACCAATCCCGCTTGCGGTGGCATCAGGAAGGATCTTGCGCGCTTCGCCAATGAGCGTAGTCAGCTTCTCAGCGTTCTTGGCGTTCTTTGCCTGAGCTTCTGCAAGCGGGCCTGACATCACAGATCCACCATTCGCATTAACCGCAGGCGTAGCAGTTCCAGTCCCCTTATCTACCAGGTAGTTCACGCCATCCGCGCCGGTCACGATTTGGGTGCGCTGGGCCTGACGATTGATGTTGTTGGCGTCCTGCATGATCGCGTTCTGCTGACGCTGGTTCTCGATACCTGCCCAGCCACGAGCGTTAGCGGCCATTTCCCCTGGAGACATACTTACGGCATAGCTCTGCCCTGCGGAAGGCAATACAAACTGCTTGGATCCGCCAAGGTCGACCATCTCAGGCTTCACATAGCTATCAATGCCATCGCCAACACGGTTGCCGAACTCATCCAGTTGGATAGTCTGCTTGGTGCCGTTGATGCCGGGTACTTCCAGGGTGCGCGCTACCTTCGCTTTCGAAGCGTTAGGGAGCTGAGAAAGGTAAGCATGTCCTTGGCATCAAGACCAAGCGCAGCACCGCGCTTGAAGTCAAACGAGGTGTTGCCGGAGTCATCGGTAGAGTACAGGCTGGGAAGCTGTTCCATCTGTCTCTGCTTCATCTGGAATGCCTGATTCTTCAAAGCATTCGCGCCGGCAGCATTGTATCCAGCCACCCCTGCCAAACCTGCTGCGCCAAGACTATTCAGCGGAGCACCACGCGCGCGCCCGCAAGCCCACCAAATGCAGCGGACAGCAGACCCATGCCCATGGGGGTTTGGACGAAATCGAGCAGGCCTCCAGTGTTGTCAGCCATATCAATAGCCCCCCATCATCCGACGTTGTTGCATAGCTTGTTGACGGCGCTGGATCAGGTTGTTCTGGCTACCCTGTGCAAGCTGCTGTAGTGACTCAGGGCCGCCCGTAACCTGTTGCTGAGGCTGCGCAGCCAGCGGCTCCTGAGATTGCGGGGTCAACAGTCCTGCAGCCTGCTGACCAATGCTCGCGGCCTGGGCATAGGGCTGGGCCGCCGTATTGAAGGCCTGCAGCTTGTCGCCGATGGAGCTAAGCAGACCACCACTAGCCGCCTGTTCTCCGCCAAAGCCCATCGAGGCGGCGCTTGGCAGCGCGCCAGGCGAAGCACCCATGCCGGCCGCAACATTAGTGGCACCTTGCTGTGCAGCAGCCCCTAGACCACCACTTGCAGCCTGCGTAGCACCTCCGCCAAGCAACCCCCCCATTGCACCACCAGCGGCGCCCATGCCAGCGCCAAGTGCTGCGCCTTTCAGAGGGCTCTTATTGGTCACGGCGCCAACAGTTGCGCCAATCGCCATTGGGATAAGAATCGGCCACATTATTTGCCACCCCCGGAAGACTTAGTGGTTGTCTGCTGACCAAGGCCCGAGCCAAATACGCCGGCCATGGCTGCTAGCTTCTTATAGGGGTCATTCTGCTGATCAAGCCAATTCTGATAATTGGCATCGAGCTTCTGCTGTTGGTTTTCCTGGTACAGGTTCGCAGCATTCATGAAATTGTTCGCAACATTTAACTGCTGATTCTCGTATCCAGGAGCAAGTCCGAGCATTTGGCCACGAAGTGTATCGTTACGGCTGGCGTAATCCTGTCCGAGGCCGGCATTGAACTGATTGGTCTGAAGATTTCGATTCAACTGATTTTCAGAGAGATTCGCGTTGAACTGATTCGTGCCCATGTTGCGATTAATCTGATTTTCCGCCAATTGCTGTTGATTTCCATAATCCTGCATCCTCATCCCGGATGCAGTATTGGCAAGATTCTTGGTCAGATCATTTAAAGCGTTTTGCGTAGCGGCCTGCGCACCGGTATTCCCGAATGAGCCAGACGCCACCATCTGCGTGGTAAGACCTGGAGCTACCGCGTTGTTATAGTTCCTGGTGATGTCGCCCATTGCGGCATCAATATTCTGCTGAAGATATGGATTCTGGCCTGCATAGGCGTTTACTCCTCCATTACCTACAGCCTGATTAGATCCGCCATTTGTGATGTACCCATAAGGATTCTGCGTAGCGGCCTGACCCGAATTTAGCGAGTTTGCGACTGTATTGCGTGCCGCATTCATAGAAGGATCGCCATAATTCAGCATCTGACCGAGTCGAGTAGTAGCTGAGTTCTGGAATCCGTTTATATCAGCAACCTGCTGGCCGCCATAAGCCTGATATGGGGAGTTCGCCAAATCCAGGGCTTTGCTCGAATACGCGCTTGCTAGAGGTTTCAGTTCTTTCGGAATTTCAGTAGTAGATGTGCTTGAGCCGCCACCCCCACCCTTATGCGGGCGAATCTTGTCGCCGTTGAAGCTTGGTAGCGCACTAATGGCAGGGCCGCCGAACTCTGCGCTGATTTGCGCGATCAGTTCTTCAGTATTCACAGTTCAACCTCCAAGACCTGATATACCGGCTGAAACCCGCCGAGCATTCGGTAAAGACGCGCCTGCGCTGGCTTTGCTGCACAACGGAATCTTGTGCAGCCCATGGCTAGTGCATGCTGTTTGAGTTCTGGGATGAAGTCCTCAAAATGCCCATGCGGCGCATACAGTTCATAGATGTAGAGGACGCGGAAATTTGGTAGCTGCTCGACGCCGATAACAGCCCATCCAGCGATAGCTCCATCACGATCCAACCTGAGCAACGTCCTCTCGCCTCGGCTAAGGATCATCTTGAGCTGATCGCCTGTGATTTCTCCGCCAGATGTGTTGCTCGCCTCTGCAAGCCGGCAAGCGCCATCACGCCATGCGATATCGATATGGCTTGGCGGCACAACGATCAGTGAAGTCATCAGTTACCCGTCAGGAATCGCTTCTGTACCCAGGTGCCAGGAGTACCGCCAACGACACATACCCAACCTCGATGACGTACTTCGACCCGGCTGTACCTAGTTCGGATGGCGCTGAATTGGCCACTTGATCGCCCTGCGCCCATGTCTCTGTAGTAGGCGCTGAAGGACGAGCGTTGTACTTTGCTGTAATACGACCTCGGACAGGCGATTAACCTGATCGGCATGCTCACGAAGCTCTCGCTGAAGAGAGGGATCATTCACGCCAACCCGCGGAGTCGTATTCAGCTTCATGACTAGCGTCACCTCATCCCGGCCTTAGTGAGGCTCGCATCCATATGCGTGATCCTCACGGCGCCCGTAAAAGTGAATGTCGCCTTGTGCCAGCGCGCAGTCGCCCTGACGTCGAATTTCCCATCAAGAACTAGCCCTGAATCCGATGGCGTGAAGCCTATGCCTGAGTTCTGCTGACAAAAGATCTGCGCAGTCGCATCAGATGGTGCCAATGCATAGCGCAGCCGAATGCTATTGAGCGTGGACACCGCAAAGTCATCTCCGACCTCGCCAGTAGTCATGGATGCGCCTACAGAAGTACCAGTAAGACTCTGCAGCTGATGCGTCGTATCGAAGAAAGCCATCGACCTGCCGCCAGACAGCCAAAACTGGGAGTCGAATGAGTACGGGGCCAGACCATCAATTGTGGCGGAGTATGCCGGTAATCCATCAATCGTCACGCCTGGCTGTACGTAGTTCAGCGCTGCCTCAATTGACCGATTGGCGATGCCCCAGCGCTTACCAACGACGTGATAGACAATTGCTGAGTCTGGAGTGCTGGAACTATTCGACGGGAAGAAAACCCACACAAGGTTTTTCTGCCGGTCAAAGGTGCAAATTGTTCTGTACCGGTATTGCGGGCTGCAATTCTCAAAGAACCATTGGCGCACCGAGCCATCAGCAACAGCAATTGGGCGCGTCCCATCAAATATCCAAATGTTATCGTCGCCCACAAAGAAGTGAGCGCCGCCGATATCGCAAATGGCCTCTTTCCCAACGCACCCAGCTTCTCCTCCTGGAACCTGCATCCAGTTCCATACAGTGGGCGCCCCGACATACTGGCCAAGATAGATGGAGCGCTGTTTGTACGCGACGGCATACTCACCAAGGCGCATGCCAGCGGTAAGACGGCCAGCAGTGGCAACTAGACGGCCAGCAGTCGCTTGGGTTGCAAGATTAGGCGTCCAACTCGTGTCGTCATACGCCGCACAGCATGCCCAACCGTCAGGCTTCTCGGCTCCATCGTTCACATTCAGCGCCATGACGAAGGCGCCTACTGTGAACACAATTTCAGCCTTTGGCGCAGTTGCAACATCCGTAAAACCGCTACCTATTGAGCGCTGCAAATTGTTGGAACGATTTGTTGCCAGGGTTGCATCGCCGAATTGAGCGAACATCCAGCGAGTATCTGTACCGCTTGTGTAAAAAGGAAGATCAGCTGCTCTAGTTACAGTAGCAGCGTCAGTAGGTATGTAACTGGTAGCAGCCACACTACTTTCTAGCTGAGAGCCCCAGATATAAGCGCCAGAGGTTCCGTTACCAAGATAGCTAGTCGAAGACCCATTATTCAGATTGATGCATGCTCTGATCTTCGTACCCTGCCCCGCTGTGGCGGTAAGGATGACACGATACCAACCATTATTAATTGGCTGTATATCTGCGCTTACCCCAGTCCAAGGGGAAGCAGAAGTAAGGTTAACCAAAGTGCCAGTTGATAGGTCAAAAACTGCAAAAATATACGCCGAGACCAAATCACTTAGTTGGAGCTCAACTCTGGTTCGTTCAGCAGCTTTTACAAATGCGCTCAGAGTGCGCTGACCAGTGCTCGCAGAAATCATATTCACTTGATGAAAGCCAGTTGACGCAGTTTCTACGAGCTTTGACCCTGTTAGGGTGTTATCAGGTGAGTTTATAGCAGTCGCGGTTATGGTCGCGTTTACCTTATTCCAAGCTGCATTGCTGAACTGAGAGCTATAGATTAAAAGGTTGGTTGCAGAGGCTTCACGCAGGAAGCCAAGGGGCTGCAGCGTAGATGGGTCGTAGGTATTGCGTGGAACGTTGACTCCCGCGGTTTGGAGGATGCCTGCAGAGTCAAAATATGTCGCGGTACTTGCTCGAGACCATTGCCCCTGGGCCGTCCAGGCGCCACCAGTCAATTCATAGATCATATCTGCTGTGCCAGCCAGAATGCGGCGCGTATCGTCCAGCTTCGCGACTACCGAGGCCCCCAAGCATGCATTAGGCAGTGGCGGGGTTCCCGCAGGAGTGGATGGCGACGGAGCTGCCTCCATGCCATTTTTATACGGGACGAGGTTCGTACATTCGCTGATTAGTCCTGGCGTCGTCACGTCCGCATCAGGAGCGAATCCGATAATAGGGATCATCGGGCGCGAACCTTCATCGTTGAGCCGGAATACCAGTCGATTCCGTTGATGTTGTCGACGGCTTCCTGATACAGCGATTGCCAGACAGGCATGCGCTCATCGTTCTTTAGGAAAGGTTCAGCCGCAATCAGAGAACCATACAGATACGCGCTGGGCCACGCTGTGAGCAGCCAGTTCGTCGTATTCGTGATAGACAGAGCCGGGATTCGCTGCTGATAGGTGATATCTACCGAGTAAACGCCATCCGGAATCGGGGCTAGCTCTATATTGGCGCCAACGACTGTGAACACTGCCGGCTTACCAACGCGGTTGTCGGCATAGTCGATGCTCAACTCGTCAGGCGAGCGATAAGAGAGTGGCTGGTTGTAGCTTCCAAGGATCTGGAGCCTGCGCATTTCCAACATATCGGAAGGAAGCGCTACCGTATTGGCTCCACCCACTGTGGCAATGGTCGTCTTCGCTTCCATCGCGCGCGTCTTCAGGTCGCCACTCAGCCTGTCCTCAGCCAGCGCAATGAAGTCAGGGATGATATCTGTCAGGTCTGACCGATTGAGCCAATTTGCGATAGAGGCCTGCAAGTCCGAGTAGGTTGCAATAGTCATACTGCCCCCGGCCAAACGCGGAATGCCTTCAGATCCGGATCATTGAGCATGCGCTTGATGTGATCTTTGTTGACGCACCACTCGCGGAAGGTAATCCCGTGATCGTTGCAGTACTTCTCAATCATCACGTAGGGGATGGAAGCGGCATGCTTCATCTCTGAACTGCCATACATACCGGCGTTGTGCTTGGTCTTGGTGAATTCAGCGATAGGCGTGCAGTCCTGGGTGCGCTGCACTGTCATCTTGCCGTCGTGGAAGTGGAACTTCGTGTCAAGATCAAGCGCGTCGGTCATTACATGTTCTCCAGCGGCGAGACCTGGACGATTCCGGCAGCAGAAACCTGAATGGCGGCGATTTTTGTGAGCTGATGTACAGCGAGAATCACGCGTCGCCAGGCTGCACCTGCAGGTCGGTGGTGACCGCTGTCACAGTGCCGTTGCCGAGCCGGACGCAAGCCGGAGCGGTCGCAGCAATGCGGATGTACTTCGGAACTTCGCCAGACTGGCAAAGCGGAATGTTGGCGCTCGCAGAGGTGCCAGACGTGGCGATAGAAACGCCCGTGACGACGACGCTGATTGCACCCTCGAAGGTGTTGCTCATGGCTATCTCCAAAGGAAGCCGCCCCCGAGGGGGCGGTGAATCAGGCCGGGTTCAGCAGGACGCTGATAGCGCCAACTGCAGAAGTCGGGGTGCCAGTGATGTCAAACGCGATGGAGTCACCAGCAGCGAGCAGGAGATCGCTTGCAGTGGTCGACAGAGTGAGGGTCTGTTGGGTGTTTACCGTCCCAACAAGGTTGAAGCTGCCGGTATGCAGAGCGGTGCCCGAGGTGATCGCAATACCACTCGGAGCCTTGCGAATCACAGCAGTGCACGCCCCGCCAGTACCTGCCACATCGACGCGGCCACGAATGGCCTTGACGGTGTAGGCACGGTCTGCTGTGAACATGGTGCAGTCGGTGATGGACGCGGTGTAGTTGAGCGTGATCGGCACAAAGCCGCCGTCGCCGCCGTTAACGCCTTCGATGCCGAGAGCACCATCGGCGCCTTGCTTGATGTTAGGCATGTCGTTGTCTCCAAAAGAAAAAGGGGAGCCGAAGCTCCCCATCTAGATGCCGTCACGATCAGGCGACGTCGTACACAGCGCCGTTGGCTTTCGGAGCGCGCGACTCGACAGTCCACTCCACCACCAGTTCACGCTGTTGGGCGTCGCCAGTGGTTGCCAGCTCGATGGTCTGGAACGGACGCAGATAGCACATGGCCCACTTGTCCGACTGCAGGCAGAACACGTCGTTGGCGTCTTGGAAACGGCTCGGAACAGCCTTCAGTTCGCCGAAGTCGCTCACGTACACGTCCACAGACGCATACAGCTTGGCGTCCTCGGACTTGTCGAAGCGAGTGGCGTTACCGGTGAAGGTGCTGAAGGTCTGCTTGGCTTTCGGCGGCAGAAGAATGGTGTCCGGGTCGCCGCCAGCGGTGAAGCACTGCTGCAGGACGTTCTTCAGGCGCGCTTCGGTGAAGGCTACAGCGGTGCCCTTGGTACGGCCGGTGTTGCCGGTGTACGAAGCCAGGGTACCGCCGTTGCGGTCCACGTTGTCCACGACCCAGCCGACCAGGCCGCGGGACTGGCGCGGAGAGGTCGCGGTCACGTCCAGCTGGGTAGCCGAGCTTTCCATATCGCGGCGCAGTTCCAGCGAGGCCAGGGACAGCTGGTAGGCCAGCTCATCCTTGCGACCAGCCGGGTTCATGGCCTGTTGGGTGCCGGAGACGATCACGGTCTTGGTGGAGATCTGGGTACGGTTGTTGAGACGCACAGTCGGGGTTACCGACTTGGCAGAAGCATTGTCGCCTTCAGCCTGGGCGTTGGTGGTGACTGCTGCGGCCAGATCCTGGGTTTGCCACTCGTGCAGGGTGTTGGATGCCTTGGACTTGGCAGCCATCGAGATGAACGGGGTGGCGGTCGGGCTGATGCGGTAGATGACGTCGGTCAGATCCTCGCGGTTGCCGATTGCGGCAGTGGTGAGGAAGGTATTGCTGGGTGCGGACATGTTGGCTACTCCTAAATCAGACGAATTGGGCGAATACGGCTGCGGCGTCCTCTACCCGACCGGTCTTGTTCAACTGCTTCATCGCAGAGGAACGGCGGTCTAGGTTCGGGGATTCGCCAACGCCGGGCTTGACCACTCGTTGCGGTGCTTCCTGAACCTTCTTGGCTTGCGCTTTGGCATTGGCCATGAGGTCGCGGTAACGCATCGCGTCGCGTGCAATGAGCACGTGCCGGTGATCGATCACTGCTTGAATTTCGGCGCTGTCGAATCCCTGCTCTTGCAGGAACTTCGAGATGGCGCCTTGTTCGGCTGCGGCCTTCGCGTCGTCCTTCCAATCCGGGAGCTTGGCGAGAAGTGCTTCCCGCTGCTCGGACAGGTAACTAGCCTGGGCTTGCGCCTGTTCTGCCTGGTATTGCTGAGCAACTCGTTCTTGCTCGGCCATGACCTGCTGATAGCGAGCTTGTCTCTCGTGCAAGAGATGCTGCTGCCGCACAGCCTCAACCGGGTTCTCGTCGATCAGCCTGTTCCAGTCGATTTGGCTCTGTTCACCTAGAGCCGATTCCAACTGCACCTGCATGCGCTGCAGGTTGTTGAAGTAGGTCTCCCGCTCCTGGTGCGCCTTACTACGCTCGGCATCTGCCTGCTTGCGCAGCTCAGCCGCTTCCTGGGTCTTGCGGGTGTAGTCAGATTGGCGTTGGTAGCCGTTCTTCAGCTCATCCAGCGTCACTTCGATCTCTTGGCCGTCCACCTTCACGGTGAACTTCTGTGGCTCTTCCTCGGATGCCTCTTCCGTAGCCTCTTCGGCTTCTTCTGTAGCTTCTTCAGACTCACCTTCAGATTGGCTCGCCTCCTCTTCGCGCAGCTCTTCCTGCGCATCCTGGGTGGCTTCATCGGTCTGCGGGCTCAAAAGTTGGGCGAACGCGTCCGCCCCGCCATCTACGTTGAGTGGCGCGGATTCCATCGACATGGATTGTCCTCGGTTATCTACGGATCAGGACGGAACGTCCGGTGAGAATGGCATTCAGCGCCGCCAGATCTCTTTGGCGCGGTCTGCTAGGGTTTGCTTGTGCTTCAGCTCCTCCTGAGCCAGCCTCCCCGTCTCCATGGATGTCTCCACTGCTCGGTGCAGCTTCCGGAGCATCTGCAGCGTCATGAAGATCTTTTCGCGGCCTTCCACGTCTCTTACCGGGGATTCCAGCCACGCCTTCGTCAGTTCCTGCTCGACGTCTGCCCATACTTGGATGAACACCTCGTTCTCAAGGATTTCTTTCGCCCGATTGCCGTCGTAGATGCGCTGCTCAAGCGTTGCCATTCGGCACCCCTTTGCTGGCTGCGGAGGTCTGAGCGTTGCTCATGCTGGTATGGGCCTGGATCTGCGCGACAAGCACCTTGGTTTCGTTGTCCTGAATGGTTTTCCAGCGGTCGAACTCAAGCTGCATCGCAGTGCGCTCGGTTTCCTGCTGTTCCTTCAGCGCGTCCAACTGGGCCTGTTGCTGAGCCTTCAGAGCCTGCTGTTGCGCCTCAGCCTCTTGGCGGTTGATATCCACCTGCGCCTGAAGCTGCATGCGTGCTTTCTCAAGCTCCAGCTCGTACTCGCGCTTGGCCTGCTCAAGCTGTGCCTGCTGCTGAAGCTCCATCTGCTTCAACTGGCCCTGAGCCTGAATCTTGGCTTGCTCGATCTGCATCTGGCCCTGTGCCTTGATCTGCTCTGGGTCAGGCTTGTCCTGCGGAGGCTGCTTGGATGGATCGGTGAAGAATTTCTCGGGGTTCTTGAACCCGAGTTGCTTCGCCATCTCGGTTGCAGCGTTGAAGATGTTCTCGGGGTTGGCGATGCCGATTGCCATGCCTTGGGCCTGGGCCTGCCCAAGCATCATCAGGTGCTGGACCTTCTGGTCCTTGTTGCCCATGCCAATGCCGACATTGATGGTCACATCGAACTGATTGCGCCACTCGCGAGGATCGATCTCGACCCAGCCGCCAGTCAACTTCACGACCTGCTTCTTGTTCTGGTACTGGCAGGTTAGCTTGAGGATCTGCTTGAACAGCTCGACATAGCCCTCAGCGAAGTTCCGCGCGATCAGGTCCAGGCGCATATCCGCCCGGTTCGTGATGATGTTCACGCCGGTTGCGGTGTCGTTGAGGTTCTTGTTGTCGTTGCCTTGGGAGTACCGAGTCCAACCGGTCTTGTTCTCAAGGTCTTCCTGCATGTACTCCATCATCTGCATGGCGCCGGATAGGTTGCCCATGCCCTGATCAAGACGCCCAACTGCATCAGGAGACTCTACACGTACAACACCACCAGGGCGGGAAGTCAGAAGGTCATCAAGGTTGACCTTGTTATTCACCGCGTAGTACCGGCCATTAACCTCCATGTACATATTGTCGAGCCCAGCACGCAGAATACTGGTCTTAACGCGCTGGCTTTCCATGGCCAGATCAGCCACGGACAGGCCAAAGAACTGGTGCGGCAGCGGCACGGGCGTGATGGACACGAACGGGACGATATCTACCGTCTCGTTGTCCAGCAGCGTGTTGCCCGCCATGGTGACCTTGCGCAGCTCGGCAATGCCGTCGTCGTCGAAGTCGACACGGACATAAGCCTCAAGCACCCAGATGCGTTCCTGGCTGTCGTCGGCGCTGGGATCTTGGTCAATATAGGCATTCTCGTCGTTCCAGCTTAGGCGCTGGATACGCTCGGAGTTCATCGCCTGGCCGGAGTCTTCAGTGCCGAGCTGGTCCACGTTCTTGTAGCCCATGGACTTCAGTTCAGAGCGAGTGCGCTGGACGCGGTGAGCGACGAATGCAGCTGTCTCGATATCCTTCGCGTTGCGTGCGATCAGGAACTCTTCAGGCGGCACGTTCTCAATGCAGATGCGGCCTTCAGATGCCACGCGCTTGCACACAACGTCGTACAGCAGCTTGACCGGCTGGGCTTCGATCTGGGCGATTTGCTGCTGGATCTGAGGCGCTGCCTGGGGATTCTGCTGAGCCTGAAGCATCAGCGTAGTGATCGCTTCCTGACGCTCCGCCTTGTCGTCCTGGTCTTCGTAGATATCCTGCTCGACGATCTGAATCTCATCGTCAAACGAGAGCTGGACCAGTTCGACTTCGTTCAGGCCACGGTATTCCTCGCGCTTCTCTTCGTTGCGAGTGTCCCACCAGATCTTGACGATGCCGTTCTTCTGCAGCAGCGCATCCTTCATCCAGGTGTATGCGATGCGATGGCCGTTGTTCTTCTTGGTGAACAGGTAGTTCACGTACTCGGTGGCCTGCTTGGCCTTGTCCTCGTCCTCTGGCTTCGTTGGCTCAAACTCAGCCACGCAGTCAGTCCCGACGAAGGTGACCATCAGCTGCGGCAGCATGGCCTCGATGGTGTCGCGCACGTCCGTGGAGACAACACTAGAGCGACCATCAACCTCAGGCGGCGAAAGATCACCAACAGGCAGGCCGTAGTAGTAATACTCAGCCTTCTGCCGCTGCTGTGACAGCTTGGAAGACGAATAGCCAAGCGCCTGGCGCATACGCTCAGAGACGTCAGCCTTTAGCTCGTCTTCGGTCATTTTTGCCATGCTGGCCTCAAGCGTTGTTGTAGCGTGGGTAATTCAGCGTTCCGCCCCATTGCTCGTTGCTGAGCTGGTCGGAAACGATTGCGAGATAGCGGAATGCGTCAGCACCGTGGCTGAACTCGTCGTGTAGCGGCGCGCCAGGCTCGTTGGTCTGCTGGTTGATATGCCTGCGATAGCGCTTCAAGCACTCGACAAGGCGGCCAGTGCGATCCTTGTTGAAGTAAACGCGGGGAAAGACTTCACGCGCCCGGTTGATGCCCTGCTCGACCGGCTGGTTAGGAACTTCCTGCACGTTCCAGCCAAGCTGGCCCATTACCTCAGCGTCCGACTTACCGCTCTGGTGGCGCTTGTGATAGCCATCATGAGGCAGGTAGACGCTACCCCAGTTGATCGGCTGCCCGTCTAGTTCAAGGCCACGCAGCTCTGCGCTGTACTCAGCCAGCGTGCGCTGATGGCCTTCGATGTAGTGAACGATGCGGATCTCGCCAGCCATCTTCTGGACCAGGATGATCGTCATCGCATCGTTGAAGCCGAGGTCGAAGACAACGTGCGTCTTCAGTAGCCCATCGTGCGGGACGTGCATGATGCGAGACTCGGCCTGGCTCATCTGCTCGAAGTAGATGGCGCCTTCCACTGCCGGCATGCACTTGCCTTCCCAGATGTGGGCGTATTGCTCGGGCTTCATGGTTGCCTGCGCATGCTGGCGTTCTTGCTCCAGCACCGCGGGGAACCATGGATTATCGCTGTAGTTCATTAGCACCGACACGCAGTCGGGCGGCGGATTCACAACGAAGCGCTGATGCGTCTCGTCAGATTCAAGCTGCGGGTTGTAGGAAACCCAGACCTCTGAACCTTCACGGCGAATCGTTGGAAGCAGCACGTCCCAGGACTTCTTGACCACCGCGTGGGCTTCTTCCACCCATACGATGTCAACGCCCTCATAGGACTTGATCGAGTCAACCGTGTGCTGTTGCAGGCCGGCGAAGCTGAACTCCGTACCGTTCCTGCCCTTGATGTACATCTGCTGCACTTCGTAGAACTTACCCAGCCCAAGCGCGGCGATCTGGTCAGCCAGCAACTTGTGAACTGAGTCTGCGATGCTCTTCTGCACCTCACGAGTGCAGAGAACACGCTTAGGGCTCATTGCCCCCAACAGCAAGAGCGCCCTGGCAAAGCTCCATGACTTCGAACTACCACGGCCACCATAGGCAACCTTGTACCGGTGCGGCTCAAACAGAAAGCTGAGCTTTTCCGGGAACTCGATGTTCATTGCGCCTTGCGGAATATGACGCTGATGCCAGAGAACAGACCTCGCCATCCGGACCGGAGACTTCCATCTCCTGTTTCGACTTCCCAAAGCCGCGGTCAAGGATTTCCTTCACTGCCGCGACCCTAGCAGCAGGAGCTGCTTCACCGTCACGCGCAATCTCCACCAGGTGCTTAATAGCCTCTTCACCGAAGCTCTGGGCGACCAACTTGATATCTGCCGTGATCTTGTTGCGCGACCCAGGCTTACGGCCAGCACCTTCGCGCTTTCCGCCATGAGCCATGATGATTGACCTTGATTAATTCGAGACCATCCACCCAATCGCCCCAATGGCGATGAGGATGATCCCTGCAATGAACCTGCACCATGCAACGATTACGTCGTCAGTGCGGTGCGAGTAGATGTATGAGGTGATGCCGAGGATGAGGAAGATGGCGATGATGAGCTTGTTCATTGCTCTACCCTCTCACGCAAAGCCTGCATCTCAAGCTCATGGCGCTCACGCTCCCGGCGATCCTTGCGGACCTGCCAGACGATGTTCGCGATGAATGTGAGGACCGCTGTCGCTATACCAACGATGATGCCCACATCGGTCAGGGTAAGACCGGAAAGGACGGAGATTCCCGCGCCTGCATAGCTGGCAACGGACATAGCGCGGTCGTCGGTCATACTGCGGCACCGGGTTAGGCCATAGGGCCGCTGTTGAATAAAACGCCGGCCTGTTCAACCGGCAGAGGGCGCTTACTCAGCGCTAGGGAACTGTCCGAGCACAGCCATAGGCAGAAAGCGCATGTGCTTCCTGGCGTATAGGTAGTCGTCGGGATGGATCAGGATTCGCTCAAGACGGACTCCCCTTCGCTGCGCTTCGAGAATCCAGCGCGAGATGCGAAGGTCCAGGTCCATTGAGACTCCAGAAATGAAAAAGCCCAGCACTATGGCTGGGCTCTGAGCGGTAAAACCGCAATTTGACTGAAATCCTACACTCGGCGGATTCCACTTTCAAGCACTTTATGCAGCCTCTGCATACGAGTCGAGAGAGCTGTCCAGCCACCAGAACCCTACAGATACCAGTTCCTCTGCCTTGTTGTGGTGAATACCCATAAGGCGACCAAGCTTACGGTATGTCATTCCTGCATAACGGTAGTAGTTCCAGAGAGCCTCTGCGGCTTTCGGGTAACGCATGTGAAGCCGACATATGTACCGGTCAATCAGCATGGCCACTTCCTCAAGAATGTCTGGCGTTGGCTCACTGCTTATCTGGATGTTGTCCTTCATCAAGGCCCATTGAGGGGATACGTAGCGCGGCATGCCGGCCTGAACTCGCAGCCAAATGCCGTACTGCTGGAGAAGGTATTCGGTGTCGAGTGACTTCTTCATGCTGCCTCCTTCTCCCGCTTCCAGCTCAGGAACTCGGCTGCTTCGGCCACATCGTGCAGGATTGTGATCATGCGCGGATCGTTGTCCGGGTACGCGGGATTCACTACAGCCACCATCGCCGGGCTGATGTTCTGGTCGCGGAATCCCTTCTCCCGAGCGTAGCGGTCAAAGATCTTGTAGCTGCTTACCTGCATGGCATGGCAGATGCGCCCGCTTGGTGACTTCAGCGGCATGTAACCGGTTACGTGCTTATGGCCACAGACGCTGATGTGGTCCCAGGTACCCATCTGCACAGCCTTCATGACGCCATGCGCCGGGTTCCACATGGAGTGGCCGGCGAAGTCGTGGCGGGCGTTGATGACGATGGAATGCTTTCCGCTATTCACGGAGAGCCGGCATTCGCTGGACTGGTAAAGCGCGTTCACGCTGCCAGTGATCCAGTCGAGCGGGTCACCTGCACCGCTCCATGCGTCGTGGTTGCCGCCGATCAGGAACAGCCACTTGTGCTTCAGCTCCTTGATGAAGCCCTCTGCGAGAATCCAGGCTTCCTTGGCGGATGTGGATTGCTCACCGTAGAGCCGAGCCAGGCGGCCCACCCAGTTGTTGGTGGTGTCGCCCACGTTGCAGGCGTACATGCCTTCGGTGTCATTGATGATCTGGATATCGCGCTGTAGGGTCATCCAGTCGGTACCGTCATCGTCGACATGCGGATCACCCATGAAGACCAGCGCGTAAGGCCCCTCAATAGGGACTCTTACGTTGATCAGCTTGCGGCCTTCCTCGTGCTGCATCTTGCGCTGGTAGCGGCGGATGCGGTCCTGTACGAGCTCGCCATAGGTGAGATCAGCAGCCGGTGGCAACTGAACGATGGGGGCCTGAATCTCACGTTGCAGGCGGGACTTGTGCTCGTAGACCCGGCGCGGATGCATGCCGAATAGCGCAGCAACCTCGGGTACTGTCTTGTGCTGCAGCGCTTCGATCAGCTGCTCATCGGTCGCTTTGCGTTGAGACATTAGGCTTGCTCCTGTCGCTGGATATGGTCTTGGAGGGAGTCGTGCAGGGGTTCTTGCCTGGCGCGCTCGGCCTTCTCCTGAACAACAAGGCGCTTACCGAAGAACTCGACCTTTTCGGCGTCATAGAGGCCGTCTTCGTAGCCGCGCTTGGACAGGCCAAGGTTGCGAGCAGCACAGCGGCGCCAGAGCGCCTTGAAGGCGTTCCCCTCGGCGTAGTTCATGCCCAGCGCCTCGATGATGTCGTTGCACTCTGCGGTGTAGGGCAAGCCGCCAGAGGTAGGATCGTTCACGTTGACTCGGTAATAGCTGACGCTGCTCCCGGTGTACTCTGATTCAGTTGGAACGCGGACAATTCCACCAGGAAAGGCCGGATCACCTGTTTTAGCGTCCACTTCATCAATGAGGCATGGCCCACGGCAAAAACCCATCACATCCCCTCCCTAACAAGCTGAAAGAAGTCTTCCGGCTCAATGGCTGCCCAGGATTTGCAGCGCTGCCAGGAATCGTTGAGGTCGGCCAGATCGACGTAGATGGTCCAGCCGCGGCGGTTGACCTTGAGTGCCAGGACTGGCTTGGCGCCGATTCGTGCTGCTTGCTCGAGCGCTTGCACCCACATGTCCAGTAATTCTTTGCGGCTAGGCATATCGGCCCGCGCCTTCACCTCAGGCGCCCATCCCGGCAATCCATTCAGGTCATGCCCACCCGCCCTGCTCTGCTCAAGGTTGCGCT